ACAAATGATACATTCCAGTTTTATTAATTTCATCAACGCTTTTAATTCTTGCTTTTTTATATTCACTTATGTAATATTCCTTTTTACTATATCTTATCCCAGTATCTACTCCTATGTAATAATTTGCACTTGTGTCTAATACCTCTTCATTCATTCCTGTCCCATTGTTTTTCCATAAATGATATGTTCTTTTCAATTTAACTCCTTTCTATTTGTAGATAGAATTCAGATTCGATTTAAAATTCTTTTACTAATTGTTTTAATTTTTCTATTCTTAATTTCTTTAATGTAATATTGTTCTGTGTTATATGTTTTGATCATAAAACCCCTTTCTATATAAAACAGTTCTTTGATTAACTTTTAATTGATCTCATTAAAATCCTCGACTTCTACTTCTTTGACATCTACAAAATACTCTTCTCCAACATCAACAACTTTCAGCATATCTTTTAAGTTATAAATATAATCATATGCGCATGTTACGTATTGAGAGTCGGCATAATTCAATGCATCCTCAACATCTTCTTCGCTTTCTGCTTCTACAATTACCCTATGTTGATGATTTACAATTTCATTTACTAATATTTCAAATTTCTTCATGGTTTTATATCTCCTTTTCATTGTTAAATAATAATTTATTGTACAAAATATGTTTTCTATTCATTGTTCTTTCCACTTATTAAATTCATAAAGTAAGTCATTGAAGTTGCCATCTATTTTATTTAATTCACTCCTATCAAATCCACATTCCCAATATCTGTTTGCTTTTCTATCATAGGCTAAAACGTAATAATAATTTTCATTTTTATTATTACAAGGCATATTATTTACTTTCATTACAATACCTATTTTTCCTCTATATCCAACATCATGTTTACATTCTTTACTTATAATTACTAAATCACCAAAAGCGAACCTCTCATGACTGAAGTCACGAGAATGCGTGACGATATCTCTTCAACAATTCGTAAAGTAGATTTTCATTAATTATTCTAAATCTCCATCCATGTTTTATATTATATTCATTCTATCGAGTTGCTCTAATACATCATATAATTTACCAGCGATTTCTTGGTTTGATAGTCCTTCCGATCCAAAATTTAATTCCATTATACAATCGAAAATTATTTGTTTGGCTGTTTCATATGAATATTTTGGTTTGGAGAAGGAACTATTTCTGATTTCTATGTATCGTTCAACCAGTCTCTTTTCTTCTTTACCAACCCATTTTATCCATTTACCACAATCTCCACAATATAACCCTATTTGACTCCCACTTGGCTTTAAATATACATCAAAGCTACCACATTTATTACATTCAAATGTTTTCATTACACCACCCTTTTTATATGTATTTTATTGTTTTATATTATATTCATTCATTGAAGTAATTATGAATAAATTCATTTGCGTCAGGATAATTTCTTAAAATAATATATGCATCTTCTTTGCTGTGTGCATATCCAACATATTTACTATTTTCGATATTTAAAGGTACATTGGAAGCGAATAAACCACCATAAGGATTTTCATAAATGTACATGTAATTGCTCCTTTCTGTTCTTATTATATGTACCTAGCCTTGATACATCGCAAATAGTTCACTAAGTTTCATTCCATTTTGCTTTGCTAGATCAATAGCTAATGCCGTTACATTTTTTTCTGTAGAAGCACCCAATTCTTCACAAAAATATTCTAGCAAATTACTATATTTTCTTGGTTCAAACCATCTATCATCTTGTGGTAGAGTTTTATTTTCTTCTTCCCATTCTTCTCTCCCCGCCCTATCCCATGCTTTAATATAATGATTATTAATATTATATCTTCTGTTTACTACACCCATGTTTGATCCTTTTGCATATCTCCACCATCCATCAATACCTTCCCATTCTTCATCGGTTATCTTACATAATTTTTCAAATTCATCATCTTCTAATTCCCATACTTGTGTAAAATCAGTATGTTCATTATTACTTTGATAAGTTTTTGTTGCCACAATGTTGAACTTCTCAAATGCTTTTTCCAAACTTCCACCCAAAATTTCTTTCATATTATCATTTCCTTTCCACCGATTTATTTCGATATATTTATTGTTTTATATATTCATTATATGCTCATAACTTTAATTAAATTCTATTAAAATTTAAATCAAATACTTCTTTTATTTACATTAAAACCTGTGATATCTTTACTCATTTTCCATTTATCTCATGTTCTGATTAAAGAATATCACAGGTTTATCATTTTGTCAATAGTTTTATTTATTGCTCATTATGTATTTTTATTTGATTCTTAAACTTTCTCCTTGTGGTTCTAAATGAGCAAATTCACATCTATCCGATCCTAATTCTTTTAATAATTCTCTAATTTTATCTCCATTAATTTTATCTGGTTGTTTAATTCTATATTCTTCTGGAATTAATTCTATATCCATATCTACAACCAAAGTACGTTTACCACCATTCTTTTGAATATTAAATGAAAATAAATCAGTAGTAAATTTAGTTTTACCAGTTAATTTCATTGCTTCATATAGACGATTTTTTAAATATTTGATTCTATTTTCAAAAGTAGTTTTTCGTTTATTTAATCTGTCAATCTCATTTTCAATAGCTTTATTTTTCCCTTCTAAATTTCTTATTATCTTTGCGTAATTATCCGCTTTTTGTTCAAATTCTCCGTCTAACCCTTCAATTGTGTCCATAATGACTTGTTCATCTACATCTTCATCTTCTAACATTGCTAATAAATTTAAATATTCTCCAGTTAATTCATATAAACTTGACATGATTATTCCTCCTTGATTGTTTTATTTATTCTATATTTATTTTCTAACAACATATCCTTTAAAAATGTTTGTTTTGTTTTAACTTCTTTCGTTTGGATTGCTTTACAAACAGAATAATTATTAGCCACTAATACACAATATTTTTTTGCTCTTGTTACAGCAGTATAAAGTATTTCGCAATTATTCATTATATAACTACTATTATCCATTCCAACAATAGTACATGTAAATCCTGATCCTTGCATTTTATGTATTGTGCAAGCATAAGCTAATTCAAGGTTTTTTGCGTCTGATTTATCAAAAATCACTTTTCCTATACCAATAAAATCTATTGTTACATATCCATCTTCATCTATATCTTCAATAATTCCAATATTTCCATTGAAAACAGGTGTAGTTTCTCCGTCTGTATTAATACATTTATAATTATTTTTTGTATTTAATACTTTGTCACCTTTTCTAATAATATATTTTTTAACATCATCTTTCTTATTTTGTAATACTATCTCTATTTCATTATCTTCAGAAAATTTAGGGTTATATATACTTTGTATTTTAGTATTTAGATTATAGCAAGATAAATTACCACGTAAACGCATTGGTACACATACCTGAACTTCCATTATGTCATTATATTTTTTCATTTCTTTTTGAAAATGTCTAATTATATTTTCAGATATATTTTCTTTATTTGATGTGATATCTAATTCCATATCTTGTAATTCTCCAATTATTTCATTTCCCTCAAACGAATTATTAAAAATTTGTTCTTGACTAGCTATTTTAATAGAAGTAGGTATAATACCACTACGTAATGCTTGCCTATGAGGTTTAGTTAATTTCACTACAGGTAACGCATCACTGTCTAATATATCCGCAAAAACTTGACAATTACCTATGGGTGTAAGTTGTTGCACATCTCCCATAATGATTACTTTTGCACCACTAGGAATAGCTTCTAATAATGATAAAAATAAAGTTCCATTTATCATAGTTGCTTCATCTATTAATACAATATCTACTGCTAATTTATTATGCTTATTAAATATAAAATTACCATTTTGATATCCCAAAGCCTTATGAATTGTACTTGCTGGTAATCCTGTTGCTTCTGTAATTCTTACAGCAGCTTTTCCCGATAATGCACATGCTAAAATATTATAATTATTATACAATGAACAAATTCCGTTAGCAGTTGATGTTTTACCACAATTTCCTGTTATAAAAATTTTATTATTTCTTCTCAAAACTAACATATGACTTGGTACAGTAAAACAATACTCATAACCATCTAAAGTTTTATATTTAGTAAATTTAGTTGGTGTATGATCAGTTCTTTTGTCACAACATAATCCGACTTTAGTATGATTCGAAATACAAACAACATATTCAATAGATTTTGTTGTATACTCATTTCCTTTAACTACCTTTTTTCTTCCTACCCTATTAATTTCTTTAATGTATGCTCTTTTACCTAATGAAGTATATACGAATTGAATAAAATCTGCATTACTTTTAATTGTAGTTGAATATCTTTTTTTATTATAATAATCTCCATACCAATACATTATTTCATCAGCAATAATTTTAAATTGATGTGTTGTACAATTATACCATTCTTTAGGAAATTCTTTTATTCTATATGGTAATTGTACAAATATATTCACATGATCATCATCATTAAAACATTTTATTTCAAAATCTAAATTTAATGATTTAATTATATTAAGCAATCGTGATATTTTTCTCGCTTTCTTTAATCTGAATCTGCATCTATTAAATGTATTCCACGTTTCTTTAGCGTTATAATCATATGTAGCATCAGCAGAAGCAGCAACCATTAAACGTATCATATTATCAGATAAATTTATACCTTCACCATTATATTTAAATGTAGTTATAAATTTATCATGAAATTTTAAATCATTTTGTCTCTTCATTACAGATTCAAATTTTTCTTCTTTAATTCTATTTTTACGTGATATTAATATACAATTATGATTTTCACTTAAACATTGATCAAGACCATATTTGGTTTCAAAATGCCATAGATACTCTTTTGGTTGCTTAATATATCTTATAGGTTCAACTAATTCGGTTGTTCCATCTTTATTATATTGAAGTACTTTATCTCCTTGTTTAAAATCTGATATTTTCTTCCATTCATATCCATTGAAGAATTCCGTATCACAATCTACGCAACCAGCAGATCCAGTAATAGTGATAACATTGTTATTTAAACTTAATTTTATAGCTTTCATTTGTTCTTCTGTAAATTGAAATCCCTGTTTTTCTTCAACTTCTTTGATTAAATTTTCCCAATTATTAATATTGAATGATTTTGGTATATAATCTTTATGTATATCTTCTAATTCATATATCAAGTCATCTTGATCTTCAAATTCTTCCCATTCTACATCGTCAGTTTCTTCTATTTCTACTCTGCCTATTTGCAATCTTATTAATTCATTCATTATGTTTTCTTCAAGCTTATAAAATCGTTTTAAAGCAATTTTATTACCATTATCTAATACAACTACATCTTCATTATCTATCATATTTTTAGCCGTATTCATTACAATTTCTTCAGGTACAAAACCTAATGTATCATATAATGCCTGCATCAATTCTTGATAATACAAATAACTTTTTCCTGCTTCACCTTGTTCATTTAAATAATGTATCATAAAACCTTTAATACGTCTAATATCGTATTTTCCTATACCTACTTTACATGCAACATCATCAGCAGTTTTAAATCCTACACCTTCAACTCTTACTAAATCATAAGGGTTATTTTTAACTACATCAATTACGGTATCTGGTGAATGATAAAAATCTACTAATTTTTTTATAAATGATGGTGTTAATCCTAGTGTTCCTAACTCCAAATAGATAGCACTATAGTCTTTTGAATCTTCATATTCATCTATTAATCTTAATGCTACTTGATTACCAATACCTTTTACTTTTGTAAGTGATTTAACATCTCTTTCTTCTAAAAGTTTTATTACATCATCATACATATCAAATAACTTATCAACTAAATTTTCATTAAGTACATTTCTCAAAAATTCACGCTGTTTATCTTTAGTAGAAATATCCATTACCTTACTAATATAAATAATCTCATATGTATTACCCCATTGTTCACTACTTTCCACTAATTTAGCAAATACTTTATATGTAATACCATATTCAAGTTTACATACATTACCTTTTAATTTTATTTGATACATATTATCGTCACAATTTTCAATCCTCTTGGTTATAATAGCAGAGAATATTGCAAACTCTCCACTATCTACTTTTTTACAATACTTGGGATAGAATATTCTATCTAAATATACTTCACATTTAACAATATCTTCCATTATACCTCCATATCTTCATACGCATCCGATACAATAATACATCCTGATCTATTATAATCCCTATAAACAATTTCATACTGTGTTATAACATCATATTGTTTATTATAATCTTGGTCTAAAATATTAATTCCATTCTCATCTTTACCAATAATTTTTACCCCATATTCTAAATTAGACTTTAATATATCAATTATATCACCATCTTGTAATGGTAATATATTAAAAATATCCTTTTTTACTTTTCTATACTGTATTTCACCTGTCTTCATATTGTATAATATTAAATTGGGTGCTATTTCATTTCTTACATTTAAAACAAAACATCTATTATCATTTAAAGTATCATCTGTATATTTTACAGTATTTAATTTCTTAATTTGCATACACATAATGTCATATACATCAATATGCTCATTTGGTATGATAGCAAATATCTCTAATAATGCTTGTTGATAATTAAAATCTGTATATACTTTACCAGTTTTACTGAGAACAGAATTGTTAATTATAATATTTAGTATTTCTTGGTTAGTTATCTTTTTATTTAAATTATTTATAATTAATTTAGCTTTACCATAAAGGTAACTAAAATAATCCATAAACGTTAATAATTTTTTAGTTTTACCATAAATACTACAACAATCAGCAATTATATATTCTTCTAACACTTTTTTTGTAATATTCTCATTTTGACAATTAACTAGAAATTCATAAAAATTATTTGCTTGCTGCATACACTCAAATAATACATTAGGGGTTTCATCTATCTTTATATCATCATTTGTTAGAAATTGATTAATTCGTTCATTAGCAAGATCAATATAATATTGTTTATCTAAATAATCTGGTATTTGTCTACAATGAGTATATTTATATGTTCCATCTTTTTCATCATAATACCAATCAACATTTAAATCTTCATTATCTATAAAGCATCTGTCTGGTGTATATGCAACTTTCTCATAACTTTTTTCGCCCTTTTCTATTTTTACCTTATAAATTCCTTGATCTGTATCTCTTGTTGAAGCAAACACTCTATTTACTTTTTCTTTTAATGGTATTCCATTTTCTACTATAACTCTATCCTTACCATTAATTTTAACTTTTTTACCTTCACCATAAACAACACCTTTATATAGATTGGTTAATTTAATAACTTTCTGAAATTCAATTAAATCGGTACAATTATTTATTGTTTCTTCTACTGGAATATTATGTACAAAATAATTCACTAAAGCTTTATTTACTATAGGTAAATCATAATCAATTGGGGAAAGTTTTTTAACATACAATCCTTTACATTTATATTTACCAGTATCTTTATCAATTAGAATATAATTATTTACATCTTTTTGTACTAATTTCCCATTAGTATAAACATCCCATTCCAATGTTAATTTTGTTCGTTTCTCCCATTCACTAGCTATTTCTTTAATTCTGTTTACAGTGTCCATATCTTTTACTAACGCATATATACCATCAGTATTGACTTGTAATATTTTACAGTATTCTTCTAATCTAGCAGTTAATTCAATTAAATATAATTGTCCTGCTATACACACATTATTACTCATCAATGGATCATAACAAGCTGAATGTTTATCTTTCAAAATACCATATGTTGAGTTAATAACAATCTTTAAAGGTTGTTGTCTTTTATCCTTTTTAGCTTTTAATTCTAATCGCCTTTCTACTATTTCTTTAAATTTGTTAGGATTTATTAATTTTCTACTATGATAATTTTCATTTATCATTAATGACGGATACAATGAAGCAACATCCGCTGTAACTATTATCCCTTCAAAAATCTTATTATCATCACTACCATGAATACCACCAAACCCTATAACATGTGGTATTCCAGCAATTGTAGTTGTTAATTGTCTTGCATCACCATTAGAGAATGATTTAAGAGGTAATTTATAATTCATGTTTGCAGGATTTTTAAACCATTCTACAATATAGTTATATTTAGTAGGCATTTTTAAATTCTTTGGTATATTAATTTCAAATTCATCATCTATCGTATTTTGTTTAACTGCACCCAATACGGTTGCCGCTAATTGTGCCTTAGTCTTATTTAATTTACTCATGTCTAAATTAAACATTTCTATCATATCTAACAAAGCATTAAAATCACTTAATGTAAAATCTAAAACACGTAAGGCTTCTTTAACGTCATGAATATTATATTTGATTATATCTTCAATTTCTTTTTGTGTTAAAGGTCTATCAATATCAAATGGTACATCCGTTTCCTTAATCATATCGCCCATGTAAGCTTCTAATTGCTTCAAACTTTTATCGGGTAAAACTACATCATAATTATTCAATGGATATTTCCATGCATTTTTTAAAATTTGATATCCTTTTTTATTATATATAACCAATTGATCGTTTAAATATGACGGATTCACATTGTCTAGTATACCTTTAAACATGTATTGGTCATATGATCTTGAATTATAACCTACAAAAATATCATTTTTATAACTATTATAGAAATCTATTAAAGCATTCCTATCATTAATTATTTTTACAATATTATTGCGATCGTGATAATTTACAAACGTTACACACCACCAATTTATTTTACTAAAACACTCAAAGTCATACCCCCAAATATTATAATCTAACATAATAACTCACCTCATTAAAAACCAAACCCTAATACTATATTACTTTTTTCAAATATAACATCTTCAATTAAAACCTGTGCTAATTTATTATCCATTGTAAATTTTCCTATTATCGTAAATTTGATATTATCTCCAGTGTTTATAATATTTTTATATAATTCAGATAATGAACCACTTTTTGAAAACATAATAAACTTTATATTTCTATACATAAATTCTATTATATTTTGTTTTGAACCTTTTAAACTAATGTTATATTTATTGCATATTATGTTTTCAATTAAGAAAATCGGTTCATCAACATTCGCACCCCATAAATGTTCATATTTTGCTATTCTTTTGATTGATTCGGCACACAATGTTTTATCATTATATATACCATATACATAATAAATTGGTTCTGTCATTTGTGGCATTTGTGCAATTAAATCAATCAATTTATATGTATTTTCAAATGATATTTTTACACCAAAGGCATTTGAATGTCCTTCAACCATAGAAAATAATCCACTATTTTTACACCATTCATTAAAATTTAAAATATCGCATTTATCGTATCCCCTACCACTACCAAAACAAACATTACCATCTCTTCTCATTAATAAGCAAGGTCTTTGATATAAGCTTACTAATTTATTTGCAATCAATCCAGTTGAATTAATGTCAACATTATCTTTAGCGTTACAAATAAGTATTGGATATTTATCTAGTTCATGTTCCTTGATATCTTTAGACAATTCATTTGCACTTTCTTCTATTAATTTTTTTTGCTTTCTATTAGTGCTTTCACATGATTTAAGTGCATACTCTTGTATTGATAATTCTATCTCACCTTTACTACGTACTTTTCGAATTAAAGTTTTGTTACTATTACATAATGCTTCAAACATTATTATCTTTTCATCATATTCACCCAATCGAATTAATGAATTCATTAAAGGTATAACATAGTATCCTAATCCATTAATAGTAATTTTATTATTCAATGAATAACTTTGTGATTCTACTAATAATTTAATAAATTTATTTTTATTATTTTTAGATGCTATTTGCTTTAAGCCTTCAAAAACTAAATATCTGCTTTGTAAATTATACATATCACATCTATCAGCAATCATTCCGATGGTTAATAAATCTAAATAATCATCCGCATAATTAACATTTAAATATTTATCTAACACCTTACAAAATTTATAAACAATTCCTACACCTGTCATACCTTTATCTTTAACTTTATCTGAAATTTGATTATTAACAATAATAGCTGGATTAGCTGTTGCACACCAACCATCTGTATATTTTAAAGGAACTACTTTATCAATCGGTGTTACTAAATGATGATCTAAAATTATAATATCTTTTCCATCTACTATTAATTCAGTACACTCAACATAATCATTACTTCCTGCATCTGGTATTAATATTAACTTATAATCACTTCCATATAATTTAGGAAGTAAATCATTTAATCCATGTTGTTTACCTTCATGTAATATATAATCAACATTTGCAGTTGGTTTTATTTGCTTTATATATTGATATAACATGGATGCTGAAGTAAAACCATCAACATCTGGATCAACTACTATTAACATTTTACTATTATTGTTAAGATGTAATAAAAATCTATCTCTAGCTTTTTCTATGTTATCTAATAAAAATTCATCTTCTAAATGTTCTTTTGTAGGATTTAAAAAAGGTTCAATGTTAGTTATACCTTTTGCTTTTAATATACAATTAATTTCATTCCCAAATTCAATATTACATAATGTATTATATTTAAAACTCACTTAAGAACCTCCTAACCAGAAGTAGAAACATATATTTTATTATCCATAAGTTTTAATAATGTTTCTTTCCCTCTATCTGTTGGACTGTCTTTATAATTTAATAAATCATTTGTATCCCATAAAACTGATACTGTTACATATGGACATAATTGATTTATAATTTTATCTTTAATATGTTTCGCCCATTTTTTACATTCTTCAGAATCTAAAGTTTCATATTGCTTATCTAACGCTATAATAACTTCTCTTACTCCAAGCATTAAGATTAAACCTTTTTGATAAGGTGTTAAATTACTACCGCATATTGCAACTGTAAAATTATCTTCACCAAACATAGTATCTGTTTGTAATACTGATTTTTCTGCTTCTACAAGCATTATCTTTCGTTTTCTTTGAATTGCTGATAAATTATTATTTAAACCGTATAAATTCTGTCCTAATGCATGATTATAAAATCTATTACCAATTTTAAACGGTGAATATTTACCATATAACTCTATATCTTCATCAATAAGTGATCTTCCTCTAACACCTATCAATTCACCTTCAATATTGTAATGTGGAATAATTATTTTTTGTTGCCAAGGCGAATATTTTATATTATATTTTTTCATAGTTTCTATTGATATACCTTCATTGATCCAATCTAAAGTATACCAATCTCTAAATATGTTTAGTATCTTATTATCATAAGGTATTAAAGGTTTTATATCTGTTGTTTTTTTTAACTGACGTTTATAACGTCTTATAAACTCCCAATCAGTTATCTGTTCTTGTTTTCCGAAACCATATTCGCAATTATCAATATTAAGTTTTATACAAATCCAATTTATAGCTTTTTGCAGTTCATTATCTTCATATCCTTTATACCCCATAACTACACCTAAAATATCTAATTGACCGCATTCAGTGTAGCAATGAAAATATTTTGAATCTTTATAATAATATAATTTAGGTTTTATACCATGATGACATATTGTATCACTTATCCATATATCATCATCTTCATAAGAAATTGTTGCTCCCATATGTACTGTTAATAATGTTCTAATATCTTCTTCGGTCAATTTTGCTTTCAATTCTTGGGCGGTCATATTATACCCACCTTTTTATTTACATAATTCATTTGCTAATTCCGCACCTGATATTTCAAGTTTTTCACATTCAATTATACCGACATTACCCACATCGTCTAATTGAAATTCCATTAAAGTTTTTTCTATATTGTCAACTAATTCATAATTATATTTCGTTACAAAACAATCTACCTCTCGCATTGTACCTAAATTTAATTTTGTCCATATAATAATTGATTTCCATTTACCACCACGATTTTTAAATATGTAATATGACATATTTGGTACATTTAAACCAAACTGTCCTCCAGCATTTAGAATGGGTTCTAATCGTTTTAAATCTTCATGTGTTACAGGTAAAGCTAAAATACCACCATCTGCTTTTTCAATAATAGCTTTACTTCCTTTTAAAGCACTTGCGTCTTTATTTCCATTTTCTTTATAAGAATCATTTAATTGAGTAGATGATCCTAAATAAATATTAAATTTATTGCATAATAATTTTAAAGCGTTACTAAATAGGAATAATATTTGGTCAGTTCTCAATCTAGTTTTCGTTTTTTCATAATAATACGAATATAACGATGGAGAATCATTTATATAATCAAAGAAACAATAACCTATATTGTAATTTATTACATAACTTTCTACTATTTCACTTATACTATCAATTGTAAAATCAGGTAAGTATTCACAATATAATAATGATTCCTCTACTAAAGTAGCTGAGATATCTAATATTTCTTCCTCTTCTTCAGTAATATCTTTCCACTCTTCAATTCTATCTTGATCAATTCCACTTATATGAGCCAATAAGCAAGCCTGTATTTCTTCTTTTGTTAATTCTGTTGAAATGAATAATACTGGTTCTTTTTCTCCAATATAAATCCATTCTCCCTTACTCCAATCATACAATCTATCACACCCAATATTTAAGGCATCTGCCATAGAACTTCTACTTTTACCGCCACCAGAAATAGAACTTCTAATTATAAATTTCTTTTTTCTCATACCTCTATACACTGTTGTTAAATAGCCCGATTGAAATGGATATCCATACACATTCATTTGTTTTTTATACTCATTTAATTTATCTTTAATACCATCGCCAGCATGAAATGAATAATGTTCATCAAATACATTTTTCCACATTGATTTAAAATCTAAAAATTTACTATTTATAGCGTTGATAACATCTTTACTAGTCATATTATTAAATTTAGTCAATATTTCATCATCATTTTCGTTATATAAAAAACTAATATCTAGCTTTAAATTTTCAGCAGCGTTTCTAATAATTGAATATTTTCGTACATCATCAAAATACTTACCAATATTTAATAATTTATCTGCTGTCATTTCAATAGCGTCTTGTATATATTCCCATCCGTTATTATTTTTCCAAATAAACATAGGAGTTTCAAATTGTGATATTTCATTTTCAATTTCTAGAGATGTTATTTTTTCCACATTACCTTTTTTAGCAATATTAACAATTGCTCCCCAAATCATTCTATGAAATGTTTCAGGATAATCATTAGCATTAGTAGCATACTTTTCATCTAATACGAATCTAGGATTATTACAGTAACATCCAAACAATAAAAATATAGCCTTTTTATCTACTTGCTGACTAAAATTAATGATTAACACCTCCCAATAAATCATTGAGATCCAATAGTGGAATTTTATTTTTTTCTTGTTGATTATTGATTTTAACAATTTTGGTTTTTAATTTAACATCTTTTAATTTTTCCATTTGTTTTTTGCTTTCCTCTTGTTGAATATAATAATTAGCTGCTTCATCATAATAGTATTGAATTAAAGAAACTCCATATTTCACTAATAATTCTTTTCTTTTAATTTCTTTACAATACCATAATGTATATGTCATTCCACCATATGTATAATTAAACTTTTCTTTTAACTCTTTAATCTGCTTTAGTATGAATCCAGTTGGTTTATCAATTTTGTAATTAGTACATATAAAATCAATTAGTTGTTTATATTCTGTACTCTCTCTCAATATTTTTTTATAACACTCATTACAATACGTTTTAGAATTATGAATATGTTTTTCTTCAGGTTTTAATTTTCTTTCACAGCCTTTACATGTTGATAATCTAGCCACTAAAATCACCCATTCTTATTAGTGTAGATAGGAGAAATAATCCCCTATCTACATACAAATATAATATTAATCAATTAAATTATATTTTTTCGCCAATTCTTCTAATTCCATAACAATAACTTTTGTAAGATCAATTTGACTTTCTCTCAATGTATCAAACATCTTCACATTTCCATTTTCATCAATACCTAAATTACGTTGCAATACTGCCGTAGCATCTGCAAAATATCCATTAGATGATAATAATCCACCTAATTCCATACCTCTCTTTTTAATTGCATTAAAATCCTCTACTTTTTCTGTTCTATCAATTGTTTTTTCTTTAGTAATTACATTTTCACCCATACTCTCAATTGCATTAATCCATACATTTTTCAAATCTTTAATATTAACCTTTTCCGGAAGTCCAAAAGTATCTTTTAAATCAGGGTATTTATCTGACTTTTTAAATGTAATATATCTTTCATTTTTTTCTATGTACATATATCCAACTAAATAAGCCGCTTCTCTACAATAAGAAAATGTATTTTTGTTTAATTTTAAACTATCACTTTCTTTCTTTGTATCAAAATCTTTAGAATGGCTAGATTGTGCAATAAAGTGAACTGTATATCCTAAATTTTGAATTGCCCCAATGTTTCTTAAAGCACTTTTAAATCGTAATGTACCTTCACCGTATCCACCAACATCTTTTAATATCTCAGCATCTCTATTTTCCAAAACATACCTTTCACAAAATTCTTCATATTTATCAAGTGTATCAATAACTACACAAGAAAATCTTTTCTTTACTTCTGGATTTCTTAACTGTGCAATAACTGATTTAAATTCAGCCATAGTATCAATTTTAACAGCCATAATACCCGGAATATTTTCAAATCTATTTTCAAATTCGATGAAAAATGGTTTTTTATCTGGCACTAATTCTTCTAAAAAATTTTTCATAGATGTAGTTTTTCCTACACCAGTATCACCCATCCAAACCATAGAATATTGCGTAAGATCAAGAGAAACTTTATTTGGTCGCAAATCTAATAAATTAATCATCATTTTAACTATCCCCTTTTATTTTTATTTATATCTCTACCCAAGTAAAACTTGAGTAGATTTTTATTAGTTAATTTGAGCAAATGGATTATAATTGATTTTAGGAGCTGGTGTACTTTCACTTACATTTGAATTATTATTTTTTTTGATACCATTTTTAATTTCATATAGTGTTTGCTTTCTCTGAGCAATCAACATATCTACAATTTCTTGTGTTAATTCATGTTCAAAAATTGTTGATACTGCTGATCCTGATTTAATTTCATTCTTTCTTACGTAATTCTTTACAACTCTTTCAACATCTTCACCAAAATTTTGCTTTTCTATAGTTTTAATAAATTCAACAGTATTAACTAATACTCCAATAAACTTTGTAAATGCACCTTCATAATAACCAGCACTTCTAAAAGCATTAGCCATAGATTTATCAACAATCATCTTAATCGGTACTAATGAATCTGCTTCATAACTTTCATTCTTTGTATAATCAGTCTGTCTTTGCCTAATAGCATTTAATGTTACAACAAGATTACCAGTAGGTACATTTTTAACAATTTCATCTTCAATAGAAGCAATAATTCCTTCTACTTCAAACTTTGCTTCTAATACAGTGCTTTCATAATCTTTTGGTTGAACACGATTAATAAATCTTGCAGAAATTCTATTTGTAGAAATTACATCACCATTTTGTCCCTTATAGTCATTTGTAACAAAACATCCATCTGTAATGGAAATAATATCAGGTCTTTCACCTTCCCCACAGTGTTCACTATCTTTTAATGTTTCTATAGCTTCTAAGTATTTTTCATAAAAATATGTAGTTTCTGAAGTGAAGTTACCATTATTATCTTTTTTATATTTATAACTAAAGAAATTAACTTGATGTTCACTTCCATCCGCAGTTCTTAAAATTAAATCTCCACCGATAGCTTCTTCACCATTGTTTGTTTTAAATTCTTTTAGATCATTCTTTACTAGTTCTCCAGTAATTGTAATTCTGTTAATTAATTCTTTCATACTTAAACATTACTCCTTTATGTTATAATTTTATTATTTACTCATTATGAAACAAAACCAAACTATATTTTCTTATTAAATCCAAAATGAAAACCAGTCATCAAATAAATCTGTTGTTGATGTTGTTCTTTCTTTTACAACTAAGCCTTCATCATTAAGTGTATAATATAATCTTCTACCAGTAGCTTTTTCAAAATCATTAACCATGTCATTTAATTCTTTAGCTTTTGCATTAATATCTTTTAATCTTTCTGTTCTAAATTGAATTAATCTCTTTTGTTTTTCTTCTCTAGCTTTTCTATCCGCTTCTTCTTTTTCTCTTTTTGCCTTTTGTTCTGCTTCATAATCCTCTACTTGTTTAACCAAAGTATTGTAATCTTCTCCCTTGAATTCTTTACCATCACTTGCATAAACTTTAATTAACATACACATTTCTCCCTTCAAATATATTATTTATTGTTTTATTTTATGTATATTACTTAATTACATTTAATGATCCATCTTCCATTACCATAACAGACCAAATCTCTTCTTTTTGTCCGTCCTCAGGTACAATTTGTAATTTAGTCTTTTCACCTTTGCCAGAAATCTTGGTAAGCCTACCTTTGACCACTTCTCCATCTTCAGTAGCAAATTGAATTTCATTACCTTCATCAATTCTAATAATTTCGTCATTTTCGTTTGTTACTTCAATGCTCCGAAAAACATCTGTAACTACATTTACCAAATACAATCCCTCCTTATAATGTTATTAAATCTATGTAAAACGGCTATGCCGTATTGTTTTATTAAAAACCAAAATACTTTAATAACCTTTTAGTTGTGAACATCATTTTAGAAAATTTATCATTCCTTTTTTCTAATGGTGGAATTTACTATTAACTCAATTATTTCTTTATTACTTAACTTTGTTCCATTATTATCTTCATCGTGTTTTATTTTAATAACCATTTAATATCAATCCTTATTATTTAACATAAAACATCGATTTGATACAATTACTCATTCCATAAAATTTTACTTATATCTGTAAATGTTGATTCATCAATACCATTCCTAGCAGGTGAATTTTCATCTACACAATTATTACAAGACAAATATCCTTCTGTTTTAAATCTTTCATATTTTAGTGGAATATTTACAATAATTCTTTTTCCACAATAACTACAATGTGTAAAATATAAACTATCATAAACTTCTTCATCCACTATTTTTCTTCTTATTTTAAATAAATGTTTCAAAATAATTTACACCCCCCTTCTTTAAACTCCGCTACTTTATTATCCCAATCATCATTTGTCCAACCAAATTCTTTCATCAAGCACTTTTTACATTTAAACTTTTCAATCTGGCGACCAAATAACTTCATATTCATAGCAAGAACATCTTTATGTTTTATCTTCATAGGATTACCTCGCTTGTTCAGACAACCGTTAGTACAATATCTATTGAAATACTTTCTTGCAACTTCTATATCCAATTCATTATATAGAGCATATTCCCTTATAACATCCTCAGTTGGTTCACTTCTAAATACGCCACCGTTCCATGCTTGTTGTACATATTCTTCTAAAGTACAATTCATAATTAACCATTTGTTGTTTTTTATAAAGTCTTCTTTAAGTCTTTCTCTCCATCTATTAAACAATTTAGGATACCAATATTCATCCAATATCCAAGTAGACTTAGTGTAATTTGGGCAAACTATACCACATCCAACTCTGTCATAACCTTTCTTATACTTCTGATTTATATCAATTTTTTCTCTCAATGTGTAAAGCCATATGTCTAAATCAGTCCATTTTCGTATAGGTAAAATACCAATCCAATCTCGACTATTTCCCCATTTTTCATTAACCCAAACATCACCATATCCTGATCTATTGTTACTCTCATCATTTCTCATTCCAAATAGAAATAAAATCTTATCATTGGTAGAAAAATCATTCATGGTAGCACCTTCTTTAAAATAAGTACAACAAGCCCTATTTAATCTTGTGGGTATTAAATTTTCTCGTTTTGACCATTGATAGAAGCCACCATATTTCTTTTCAGGATATGTAAATTTATAACCTTTTGCTTTTGCAAATCTATTAGAGTCAGCTACATCCATTGTGGTACAGTTAAAGTAAGTTTCAAATTCAAGTCCGGCTTTTTTAGCTAGATACGTTTTTACTTCGCTATCTTTTCCGGTTGAATTCGTGTCAATAATTTTTTTATCAGTATTCAACCCGTAATGTTGTAACATATTAATCGATTCTGTTTCCAATTCATTCAATCTGTCATTTCGCAGCAAAACCATATCATTCCATGTAGCAAGTTCAAAATCTTTTGTTTTATATATTTTGTATGTGGCTGATAAATCATTATTGATATTTAATCTATACATTTTATGTATGTTGCCTTGTTTATCAAATGCTTTTATAATGGATTTATCCATCCAATAATACCCTTCGGTAAGTTGTAATCCTGTTTTATCATATATGAACTTGCAGTATTCATTAAATATAGGTAGCATCCATTCTCCTTTCCTTTGTTGTATCTATCTATTACTATCTAGAAGTTTAAATAAAACCTCTATTTGATAAAAATTTAATGTGCCATTTTATCAGCTTCATGTAATAACATAATATCATTAAACAGTTTATCACCCCATAGTTTCTTATATTTATTCATTTGTTTATATCCATTTAACTTATCTTTTTCCCAAAAATAAGGTTGCATATGCCATTGAACTAATATTGCATGATTTATTGGATTATCAATTATTTTATAAAACAAACTATCATATGATCCTGTACAATGATGTTGATAGTAATGTGCATATTCTGTTACTTCACCTTTTGAATTTATAAATGATTTAGTAAATGGTTTCCCACAATCATGAAGTAATGCTGCTATTCTTAATGGTAGACTACCACCATGCTTACATACATATCGCCATGTTTTCTCTAAATGCTTTCCTAAAGTTAGTTGATGATGAATAGAATCTTGTTTATAATTTGCATATTTTTCAATTATATGAACTGGATATCCTTTACTGCTTTTAAACTCTCCATATTCTATAATTATATTATCCCATCCTTCATACCAATAAGGTGTATTCCAATTCATATACATTTTTCTAATTACATACTCTGGTACTGATTTATTTCTATCTTGATTTCTTCTTAAACATTCGTCATAAGGGGTAGCCATAATTATAGCAATTTTATTGCAATTAAATTTCTTTATCTCAGATAAGAAACTCATTCTTCTTTTATATGAAATATTTGTCGCATCATATATGACAGATTTACCAACACTCAAATCTTTTTTAATACGCCTATGTAGTTCTGCAAATAATTCATTATTCTTATCTTGTATGTTTTCATCACCAAATAATTCTAATCTTAATTTATCCGATGAATGTATATGAGCATTATATAACTTAGATAGTGTTTCAGCTTTATATGACTTACCACTCGCAGGAAGACCAATCATCATTATAAAGTTAGCGCTCATATGTATCACCTATCCAAATATTTCAGGCTTAACTTGTTTTATTTTATTAATAGTCAAGCTGTTTAACGTTTTAAAATTAACCGTAGGCATCTTGAATTTTTTAACCACATTCCACATTTCTTCATTAACTAGCTCATAAAAAACTCTACTTAACAATTGTGGTATTAACTTTGAACACCAACCATCATTATCATTTACAATCTTAGCGTATTCCTTTTCTACAAATGCGTATGTAACAAATTCTTCAACAATCTTTTCTTCAATCATTTTATTTTCTATAATTGGAGCACCCATTGCTTTATGATGTATCTCTTTAAATTCAGAAGTAACAATCTTTGCCCATGTTTGACGTTTATGCTTGTTATAAAAATCATAATTTTTAATTACAATTCCCTCACCTACACCTTGACCATCTTTAATTAAAAAGATATTCTGATCCAAACATCTGATAAAACTATCGTAATCACCGTTCTTAATCACTTTAATTGGTGCTAAATAATCAAGATTAAATTCTTCTAATAGTGGTTGATAAATATCATATGGGATATATTCAAGTCCAGTTTCGTTATCACTATCTAGGCAAACATCAAATATGTAAAATTTTCTCCACGCATCATCTCTATATGTTTTTAATGAATGTGGAACAAGCCATTCACCAAATAACCTGTGTGTTGGATGCCTCTTCAAATATCCCAATATTCTTTCATCTTTACTAATTGCATTATAAAATCCAGCATTGTCTTTTTCAAAAGTAAGTTCTCTATTTCTACTTCCTGCTCTTAATTCCCCTTCATCATTTAACCACACTGAACT